TATGGCTCTCTACAAGATAGTCTATCTGCTAAATGATGTAAAACATCCCCATCTAAGAAAATCGCTACATGATTTAAACCAGCAGCACCTATTGACATCAATAAAGCATCGCCATTTTTTAAAGGCTCATCTGAATTTAATTCTCTAAATCCAGTATCTTTTGCATATTTTTCAAAAAGTGGATTGTCTAAAAATATCTGAGGAGTAATAGGTCTTTTATAATCTTTCAAATTTATACCGTATTCTTGTTTATAAAAATCTCTAAATAGTGTCCAACAATCCGTAACACCCCATACCCATGGTCTACCAATTATTTCAGGTTTGTATCCAACAGGTTTATACTCCCCCCATGTTTCTGTTTTAGGGTTAACTATATGCCATGGTAAATTTGATTGCTCACAGCTGATTTTGTCAGCTTCAGAAGCAATAGCTGGTGTGAATGGGTGAGAATGTACGACTGCAATAATATCGCCAAGTTCGTCAGCTTTTATATAATCCTCTGGATTAATTATAAAACATTGGTGTGATGTAATTGATAGATTTTCGCACGGAAAATATTTTTCTTTACCACGAATATTTAGTAAAAGACCGCAAGATTCTTTAGGGTCTTGTTCTTTGGCATGAGCAAGTGCTTGTTCTTTCCAAGTCATCCAGTAATCAATCCTATTGATGGAAATTGTTTTCTTGTACACTGACGTTTTGGTGCGCGAACACCAGCCATATCAAAAATAGCTGCTAATTCAAAAGAAACCACAGTTCTGTTCTCTGCTGATTTTCTATCAATAATGTAAATTTCTTGTTTATATTCTGCTGTTGGGTCAGGTGTTCCATAAGGATTTAAATTACTCGGAAAATTTACAGCATCAAGAAATTTTGCTTTTGTTCTAATTCTTTTTACAATACTCCCAGTTAAGTCGTTTCCTGTCATATGTGAATTAACCAATAAAAGTATTGCTGAAAAAGTACCTAATGCGTTACTAAAAGTCAACGTTGGTCTTGGTAATTGTCCTTTACCATATTTAAACCCCTCTGCCTGTACAGGGAATTTTGTATATGTATTTCCAGCCCATACAATATCACCGTTTTGTTTTAAACTTGTGCCAGCATGAAAACGATATGTTGTTGTTGCTCCGTGCAATGAATTGTCAAGAGTCAATGTAAAAAGCTCAATAACTGCTGAGGGGTTTACTTTCTGTAATTCATCAACAATTTTATCTGTACTCATGGTTCGAACACCTCTCTAAATGTTGCACTTATTGAAGCTCTGTTTAGATATGGTATAGATTTTGACCAACTTTCACAAACAAATTTTTTCGCACCAGATTTTACAATTGTGATACTTCCACTTGCAGTTTGGCTTGTAGTGCCAACAAGTGTGAATACATCTGAACTAGCAACTGTTTGCACTGCAAAATCGCCAGTACCACCTGAAGTAGTAACAGTCAAAACGTCACCCACAGCAACACCATGTTTCACTATAGTGACAGTCACAGTAGTTAAAGTTTGAGAAAAAGTGCCTGTTTTTGTAAAGCCTTCGCCGGGGGGTGTAAATGTAAAGCTTTCCTGAGTGTTTGCTTGACTATCAAGAAAAGCCTCGACAACATCTGCGTCTACTTCACTAAGTTCAAAATTTAGATTATAAACTTTTGGATTTTGATTAGTTGCCAAACCAAAAAATATTCTTTGTTCAAACCCATCAGCGAAGCGAACCGTACGAACAGCAGGCGCAGATTTTTTTGAAAACCCTGCATATGTAGGTGTAACGTTAGGAAAAGTTGCCATTTAAGAAAGTAAACCTCCCGGTCTTTTTTGTTTTATTAATTCTGATTGTATCGCTGAAGCTAATGCTGCGCCTAATTGTCTGCCACGTTCTTCACCTCCGTCTGATTGTGTATTTTCTGCTGAAACATTTACATTTATATTATTAACAATGCCACCACCTGCGCCACCGATCTGATTATTTGGAATAACTACACCGCTTGTTTTTGGTGTAAAAATCTCGGGTCCTTTCTCGCCAACTAGGTAACTTCGTCCGGCTGATGCGGGTCCACCATTTGCAAGCCCCGGCAAGTTTGAGAATATGCCAAGTCCTGTTCTTTTTAATAAAGTATTTACCCCAAGTCTTAACAAAGAAGATGCAAGGTCATTAACAATAGCTCTTGCTGCTTCACCAAGACTTCTGGTTCCCTGTACAGCATCAACTAAAGCATCTGAGATACCAGTTGCAATACTATCTCCGATTTGTCGAAATATTTGTGCTTGTCTTTCACTTGCTTCATTTAATTTATCAAGTTCTGCTTTTTGATTTTTTAAACCAAGATTAGCTGTGAGAATATCAGTTATTTTTTGTCTGTTTTTTTCGCCATGTATATCGACTGCAGCATTTATTGCGTGTTGTAGTTCTACCTCTTCTCTGTTTCCATCAATACTTGCTTGTAATAATTCTTTTGATAAATTTTGTTTTTTTAAAAAATCTTGAAATTTTTTAGTTTTATCTCCTTCTAGTTTATTTTCTTTTTCTTTCATAACTACGATATTGTTTGCAGCATCTTCGATTTTTTTATCAGACTCAACAGTTTTTAATCTTCCTTTTAACATTCTTAACTCTGCTCGTTCTTCTTCAAGTCTTTTTTTAACATGACCTGATCTTTTTTTGTTTGTTTTTTCAAGTTGACCTTCTAAGGCTTCTACAACTTCTTTTTGGTCTTTTATTGCTGCTGTAAGATCAGCTTCGCCACCAGAACTAACTAATGCATCAAATTTTTCTTTTTCACCACGAAATTTAAAAAATGCTGTTGTTAAAAGACCTACACCGGTAGCTATAGCGACAAACGGTATTGCATTAAGAGCAATAGTTGCTATACCGCCAGCAGCAGCTACTTTTATCAAACCAGCACTCACAAGTGGTAATGCTATTGCAACTCCTTTTGCTGCAAGAGCAATCGCAGTAAATACACCAGCAGTTTGCCCAAGTGGCGATTTAAAAAGGTTATCAGCAGCGGTTATTAAAGCTGTTAAACCTTTAGTAGCTGCAATAAGAGCAGGTTCTAACGCTTTACCTAAGGTCTCTGAAAAATCTCTGAAAGCTTCACCTAATGAATCAACCTCACCAGCAAATCCTTCTGCAGCAGCTTGAGCAAGTTTGTTATAACTTTCCTCAACAATACCTAAAATCATTGCATGGGCTTCAGCAGTTTTATTTGTTTTCATTAACTCTTTTATTACTTCTGTTTGTTGCTTAGTAAAAGCAATACCAGAACGATTTAAATTTGATAAATTTCTTTCAGGGTCTTGCAATGCTTTTGCTAATTGCATAAATGATGTACTTACATCAACTTGGTTTACCTGTGCAATATCTGCTGCCGCTTGAGCAACTCTTGAATATGAATCAACGCCGATATTTCTAAAACTTGTTAACAAGTTAAAACCTCTTGTAAATTCTTCTTGGTTAAATAAAGTTTGGTTACCTAATTTATTTGCTGCTTCTTGTAGTTCATTTAGTTGTGCAGTACCAGCACCCAAATTTTGCAAACCTTGTGTAAGTATTGCAACATCTCTTTCTCTAGCAGTAAAAGTTCCAATCGCATTACTTACTGTTGCAACAGCAGCACCTACAGTTAGCAATGGTCCAAGTGAAGTAGCTAATGCCGAGCCTAATCCTCTTGCTGCGGTTGTTGTTGCTGCTAACGATTTTGTTGCACCGTTTGCATTTCTTGAAAGTGTTTTTGTTGCTTGAGAAGTTTTATTTAAAGAAGATATTGCATTTCTTGCTTCGACTCTTAAGGTAACAATACTTTCAGCCACTTAGCTTATTAAATACATTTCTTTTATATTACCTGTTATTTGCTCTTAGGTGCATCTTTTTTTCATTCTCATATTTATTTTCGTAATATGCAGCCCAGTATATAAACTCTTCCTCTGTCATATTTTGTCTTAACTCTGTTAATGTTTTACCTAATTCAGATGCGAGAAACAACTCGAAATTTAGCCAGCTATTTCTCTTTAAACGTTTTTTGCTGTATTAACATCTATTTTTAGTTCAAACAAAAATAACTCAATATCATTTAAAACTTTTTCTGGTAATAATCTTTGTAGGTCAATAGCATCTGCTAATGCAAACATTTTTGAACCATCTTCTTTTTGTGCAATCTGGCAAAGCAGTTGTGTAGATACCATCAAGGCATCATCAGTCCCAACAGCAGTTTGTGCCTTCTGCCTGTCGTATCTTGTTAAAGGTGGAAAATAGACATCTATTTTTTGACCAGACGGTAACTCTAAAACATATTTGCGTCTTGCAGACATTACATCACTAAAGCTTTCAGTAATGATGTCTATGGTTCTTTTTGTTGTCATGTAAAGTTAAATACCTTTACCTAATGTACTATATAGCTGAAGTAATGGCACCTGATGTTATAAAGTTCACTGTTATGGTTTGTATTTCACCTAAAGTTGCACCATATTCTGCACCAGTAATAATGCCAGCAAAACTTATTTTTTTAGCAGATGTAGCTGAATCAGGAAATAATTCAAACAAGGCATCTGCAGTATCGCCAGTTGTCAAGACATCATCAATAAAAGCCTGATAATCAGAGTTGCCAGCAGTATCATATAAAAGTTCAACAGAACCCTCGCCTGATATTAAACCACCAATAAAAGTTTTTGCTGTATCGCCTTGATTGGTAGTCTCCATTGTGTCTTTGGTAATAGATAAAGACCAAGACCTTGTTGATACAATTTCAGCTTCGGTACCGCCTGCATTTTCAAACATTACCTTACCTACATCACCTTTAATAGCTGTTGCCATGACAAATAAAAAAAACTATTTATTTAATATTAACCTTTTTCTGTCTTTTTCACATCTTTTTTTGAATTTTGTTGTGCCTCATAATATTTTCTACATTCTGGGTCCCAATAATTTGCTTCGCGCCTACCTTTAACAACTTCTATTGCGTCAAGCATTTCTTCTGTAATTTCAAGTTTTGACATAATTAAAGTCCCTCATATGTTTCAAAAGTAACGCGCAGTTGTGTTACAAATTTACCCTCAGGTGGTTGCGAGAGTATTTCTGGTCCAACTACTGCATCAAAAATAACATCTGAAACTGTAATTCTATTGTATAAGTCTCTAAGTCGTTTGCAAATAGTAAAATTACCACCACTTCCAACACCCTGTTCTGTAAAAACATTCATAGTTAACAAACCTACAACTAAAGTATTTGCATTTGTTTGATTTCCTTGAGATGTTATTTCGCCACTACCAAAACTAACTTCGCATTGAACAAAGCTTGCATTACCAGTTGAATCAAATGCTTGGTTACTAAATACAACAGGTATAACAGGGCTACTTGCTAACTCTGTTGCCAATCTTCCTTCAATAGTAGAACGAACTGTATTTAAATCAGTTGCTGCCATTATTTACTCCTTATGATTTTTGCTAATTGCTGTGGAATATAGCCAGTTGTGAGTTGCTTGGCTTGCAATTCTGGAAAACCTTTTATGGTCTGTTTTCTTGTTCTATATCTTCCTTGCCAGCTTGGTGGTAATGATGTTCCAAAAATAACTGGTTCAGCATATTCAACATTATTTATAATTGTACCTTTAAATTTTCTTATATTAGTTTTCCAACCATTTCTTAAATTACCAGTTTCACCAACAGGTGTAGCCTTCTTTGCTAATGCAGTCCACTGTAATGTTGTTTTTTGTACTATCTCCTCTACTGCTTCTTTCATTAAATCATCTATTTGTTCAATCTTAATTTGTCTGACCATAGTTACCTCAAGACAAGTTCAAAGCTTATTGGTATATTATTTTGCTCATTTGTTGTTACAGATATAATTTTAAATTCAACACCACTTATTACAACTCTATCTTTTGTAGTTGGTACAAATGTTAAATCGCCAGCAGATATAGTTAAAATTTTATCTTGAGATTCAATAAGATCATTTACCTCAGACCGATTTACATTATTTAATGAACCTTTTATTGTAGTGTCAGAAGTTGTCTCTGTTATGGCACCAGTAGTTGTATTATATGAACCAGCAGTTACTTGCCTTATAGTTACATCGCCACCAAGTTTACTTAGTGTCTTTGACGCAGCTTTTTTTAAGGCGTTTGCAAGGCTCATATTAGATAAGCAATAACAGTTCCGCTTGTAAGTGTAATGCTTGTAATAACACCTTCAATTTTACAATTAGATTTTAAATCAATGCTTGTAAGATCACCAGTAACATTTTCTGCTACCAATGTTGCGATTTCAGAATCTTTGAGTGCTTGAATACAGCCAAATCTGCCGGTATGTGCAGCAGTATCATTTATGATTTTGGCAGCTGGGTAATAGCTCATTGTTAACTCCTTTTAATAGCGACGTTGCCGGGTCCACTTATTCGTAAACCAGTAAAATAACGTTCAAATAGTGGTGGTACTCTATCAGCACCTACCGAACCATAAAAATTCGGCGTTGCATCCAGATTACCAATTTTTACATTCTTAAAATCTTCAAGACCACTTAATCCTAAACCATTAC